AACCTGAAAGTGTTTTGTCTTGAGCGACGAGATACTAGATGACCTAGTGGGTGAGTATGGCAAAGAGATTCTCTCGTCATCTCACCCGCATACAGGTTTAACTTTGAGGCAATGTCAGATATTGCTTAATAAGTACGGATTCGAAAAAGGCGTGGAGATTATTCAAAGATGGAAGAGATTAAAAACCTCGGGCAACTTGAAGTAAATCTGTAACCTTTATGAGATAGCCCTTTGAGTAATTAGGCGGAATCGAACACTCAATAGGGTGTCCGTACTTCTCGACGGTTTTCTTTAACTGGTCGGTAGGCACAATGACCGTCATCTCCTCCAGCACAAAAGCCCAATGCGTCGCCTTGCTTGTCTGCAATCCTGATGGATACCACTCGGACTTATTATCGCTCCAGCACCATACCTCGATAAAAAGGTTTCCAGTATTTTTCCAGCGCTTATCTCGCTTGACCTCAACTGTCTCGATGGGAGCGGTCAATAGTGAATTTACTAAGACCTCACCCTTTTGCCCATATCGTAAATCTATATCAAAGTCCGAGCGATTTATATTGTCCATGGATTTGATTGTCCAATCGAGATAGGTGCAACGGTAGGAATTATATTCTTGTTTTCGTAAACTGCAAGAAGTATTGCTTCAGCGCGGTCAGGGCTATGAACACCACGCCGTTTCATCTCAGCCTTGGCTTCAATCTGTATACGACCTGAAGAATCAGATTTATAGGTTGGACCTGCCAACTGCGCCAAAACTTGTCTATCCACATCAAGGCGTAATTCTTGCTTATCTTCTCGAGGCTGCAAAAGGGTACGAGCGTTCCACCACATCTCGGCTCTTTGATTCTTAAACTTGGTTTGGTCTTTCGGCTTCTCAGAGACATTGACTCCAATAACCACCGCTCGTAATCCGCGCTCTTTTACCCATCTATCCAATAGCGATACGACACCCCAGCCAACACCAATCGTGTCAATCTTGACGCGGACTAAATCAGACAAGCCCCTGTCCTTATGGATGGCAACCGCCTTCTCAATCTCACCAATGACCACACCCGCGACATCTACAGCGTTTGCATTGACCTTGCCCGAACTGCGGTGAATAATCGAGGCGACATAACCATCCGCCTTAGCGATAACAAATTCATCTCCACCATCGGATGCAATATCTACACCTAATCGGATAACTGCGCTTTCTACCTGCTCCTCGTTTTGTGTAGCCAACTCCGCCCAATGGTAGGGAATAACCTTTCCTGTTCCTGTTTGTGGGAATCGTGCATGAACGCGGGCTTCCACGAATGGAGAATCTTCTCCGAATTCGCTGATTACATCATCAACCCAAGTTTTGTCTACTAAGTGCGTTGCAACTTCATGACCTTCGACATGGGATGGACATGACCGACATTGACCAGTTTCCTCCCCTGTGAAGTTTGGCGTATCAAAAGCGCTAATGGGCAAGATGTTGTAAAGCGGACTCGCACAGATTCTTTCGAACCATGACTGCTCTTGGTCGGTAGGCGGGTTTCCCAATACGAGAAGGCGTGTATGTCCACCAGTCATCAACGCTTCAAGTGCGCTACCAATCTTGTCCGAAATACCACCCGCTTCATCGACCACAATCAAAAGGTGCGGTGCGTGGATACCCTGTACTGCGGCTTCATTGTTATCAGCGGGACGGAAACCATAGGCAACTACTGTGCCTTCCATCTTCCATTCAGTCGTGAGAATTTCCCCAGGAAGTTCATGACTGGTATGAACTTTTCGAATCTGCGCCCACATAATGTTTCGAACCTGTTTGAAAGTTGATGCTGTAGTAATGGCAATCGCTGTCCCAGGCGGGTGAACTGCAATCCACCATGCAACGGCTCTTGCTGCTAAGTGAGATTTTCCAGGCGCGTGACAGGCTGGAACTACGGTTCTTTTGTTATCTCGAATTGACTCAAGAATCTCTTTTTGTTTTGACCATAAGGCTTCGCCTAATCCATCTTGGATGAATCCAACTGGGTCATTCTCCCAGCGCCCCCAAGGGTTATTTATCTCGGCATCAAGAATGACCGATAGCGCGTACTTCTCATCATCTGTAAGTGAAAGATAAATCTTTGTTCGCTCTTCAGGTGTGGCATTGAGAACGAGGTCTACCAGCCGTTCACCCATTTTTACCTCTTACGAATCGCTAAGACTTTGGCAATCTTCATTTCTAACTCGCCCATTTCAACCTGAATCTTAATAGGTTCCCCATTGGTTCCACCAATCTCGACCCTATCGGTCTTTCCAAACTCTTCAGGCAACTGACGCTCTAACCACCATGCCGCTGCTCGCCAATCTCCTTCGTTACCGCTCTTGGCGATAACTGCAACTTTCTTTGTTACAGCCTCGGCTTTTGCTTGCTCAACTTGCTCAAGAAATTTAAGAAATACAACTTCAGTTGGATTTGATTTCGCCCCTTTGACCATTTTCAATCTCTCTCGCTCTGATAGCCCGCGATTTATCCAAGAGTAAAAAGTCTGCTCCGATACTCCAGCCGTCGTAACTGCGATTCGAACAGGTGTTCCAATACGGATGTAGTCAAGCAATGTTTGTTCAAGGTTAGGTTGAAGCAATGCCGTCTTTCGCCCAGCGTTACTTTTAGGTTTCGCTACCTTCTTCTTTTCAACTGCCATTGTCATTAAAATTCCATGCCTATGTACCAAAAGCCGAATTCAAAATAGCAGTTATATTTCGAGATAGTAAAACCAATAGCGAGTCCGCCTGTTCGTCCCCAAATGAGCCAACGCTTACCTATTTTTTTCTCCATGGGTTTATTCTACCTCCATTGAACACGCTTCGATTGGCAATCCCAATAAATGTACGATGTCTGTCCAGTTATAGATGGCGTTAGCCCATTCATTCAAATCCTCGGTATGAACTCTCATTGAATGTTCGCCAACACGAATTGTAGAACGACCCACAGGAATATGCCCAGGCTTGGATTTTCCCCCCGCGAGAATCTCAGCAACTTCTTCAGGACTAAACCCTGTGCCTTTAAGGTTTGTCGTCGTGAGTAGTTTGTTCAACTCCTGTGGGTCGTAGGTTGCTAGGTCGCTGGTTCGATTATCAACGATAAGAATTTTGATTTCCTCAATCTCATCGACATCAATCCAATGAACCGCAATCTTTTCCCATCCTAATTGAACTGCCGCTTGATATGTGTGATTGCCTGAAACTATGTGTCGTGTCCCCTTATTGACCACGATAGGTCGGTATTGACCCATATGTGTCAGGGACTCAATAATCGAGCCTATGTCGCCCTCACGCGGGTTGAGAGGGTGAACCTTTATCTCATTGATTCCAACTGTCTCAACATCCTGCGCGTTGGTATCGCTCTTCTCACCGTTTGGTTCAGCCTCAACTGGCTTACGCTCAGGAAAGCCCAGCCGAGTTTTAATCTCTTTGATTGCTTTTTGTTTTGTCGGTGCCTCGGTGTATAACTGCTCTTTCCAAGCCTTGTACGCCTCGCTCTCGACTATAAACTTCCATGCCCCTATCTTTACTTCAGGCTCGCTAGGTAAAGGCTTAGAGGCAATCGAACTCTTCTCCTCGCCGCTAGTTAATCGGTCAAGGGTCTCAACCTCAGATGCAGTAAAACCTGTGCCATCCAACTCAGGCAAGGCTTGAAGTAGGCTTTTGAGAAGTGGTTCGTTATATCCTGCAAGGTCGGTCAAGCGATTATCGGCTAAAACTATTCTTCGGGCTGTTGTCTCATCAACTTCGATGTAGGTAACTTTAATTTTCTTCCAGCCCAGTTTTTTTGCAGCCTTGTAAGTGTGATTGCCCGCCAAGATAAAATTCGTGCCATTTTGGATAACAATAGGGCGGTACTGCCCATGGGATTTGAGTGATTGAGCAATCGCCTCAATATCGCCACGACGAGGATTTGTCGGATATGCCTCAAGGGATGAAATAGCAACTGACGCAACTTGACCCACCTTAATGTTAGATTTCATTTGATATACAACCACGCTTCAAAGTTAAAGAACTTCCAAAACATCGTGCCAACTGTAAATCCTGCGTTGTCAGCAATAATCTGATTTCTAAATGAAGTATTAGGTTTCATCATGGAGCGAATGTCTCGTTCTTTGTTCATAATCTGCTCAGGTGTAAATGCCTTACGCTTGAAATCATAATAAGCCATAGTTTGAATCTGCTCGAGTTCGCCCGACTCCTCTTGAACCTTCTCAGCCCAAATAAAGGCTCCGCCCTCGGTGAGGGAATCATAAACGCTCTCAAGAATTGCTGGTCTGTCCTCGTATGGAATGAACTGCAAGGTAAAGAGTGAGAGTATGAGCGAGGATTGCCCAAAGCCCTTGAACGCTCTTAAATCTTTTTGGATATAACTTACATTATCGTGAGACTGCGGCAAAAGATTGCCTGAAATATCGATACCGACCTTGTTGCCCTCAAATGGAATACGCTCAAGTAATCTGCCAGTCGAGCAACCTAAATCAACTACATTCGTATCTGTCTGTACAAAAAACGAACTCAGGTCGCAAATAGCATCGGCAAGAAGGTGATAGTTAGGAATTGAGTGAGCGATATGTTCGTCAAAGTTCTCAATTGTTTCAAATGAAAATTTAGTAGAACTCATGAAGTTTTCTTCCAATTGCTTCCACAACTGGGATGCTGATTGTTCGTCCACATCGTTCGTATCTTTCGGTGTCTGTGACTCGTTTTCCATCGTCATAAAATTCCGTCCATCCATCGGGTAGTCCTTGAAGTCTTTCACATTCAAGTGGGGTTAGTCTGCGAAGTTGAATCTTTGTCCCATCATCTAAAGCAACTCCGTGTCTGTCGCTTGCTGTCAATGCGAAACTTGGTTCATCATCCTCTTTAATCAACCTGCCGTTTTGTGCTTTTACTTTTCTATCAGGGGTTAGAACTGCTCTTACTGATACATAAGGTCGAGAGTTCCCGCCTTTGTAATAGTGAGCATCTAGGGTTGGAGAAATGTTGGAGAAAAGCCCCTGCCTTCTTCCTTGTTTTGTTTCGTCCTGCGTAGAATCTCCGTTACCTGTTTGTCCGATAGGAAATACTTTTGGTCGGGGTTCTCCTCTAAGATTTGCGATAAGGAATACCCGCTCTCTGTGCTGCGGGACGCCGAAATTTTTGCTGTTAAGCAACTCCCATTGACAGTCATACCCCATCCCATCCAAGACTTCCAAGATGATTCCGAAGGTTCTTCCTCCGTCGTGATTGAGGAGTCCTTTGACATTTTCAAAGAGGAGGTACGGTATTCCTTTATCCCGAGCGAGTCGAAACATTTCAAAAGCGAGAGTGCCTCTTGTGTCCTCCAAAGAGAATCCCGCTCGTTTCCCTGCGCTGCTAAAAGTGGCACAAGGAAATCCTCCAACAAGGAGGTCTGCGTTTGGAATATCTCCAGCGGAAACATCTCGAATGTCTCTTCCGTCAGGTTGTTCCCCGAAATTTTTGGCATAGATTTTCCTCGGTTTCTCTAACCATTCATTAGCCCACACACACTCATGACCTGTTCTTTCAAGTCCGAG